TGACACCTCCACCTATACCATCATCATCCACAATTATATTAGATAGTTTAACTCCCTCTTTCCTTTGAAGTTCTTTTATCACATTTGCTGCTTCAACTATTGTGTTGGTATCTAATACTTTAAATTGTTCTGCTTTCAATCCGTTCCAATAAATTATAACTGTTTTGTCTTTTCCAAATCGAGCAATATCAGCCGTGATATATTTGTCGCCATCTTCTATATTTGAATTGTCAAAGATATTCAAAATAGCATTGTATTCAATTAACTTATCATCACTATCATCATACTCCCAATTCCCATATAACAACCTCTGTTTACTTACCTCATCTAATTTATTAAGTTGTTCTTCATAGTGTTTAGATATGAACTCATTATCAGTAGCAAGTGATTGAATAAAGAATTTATAATCAGGTAGGGTATTGTCTTTTGATGGTTTGTAGAACTGATGGTACACCCAATTCTTTGCAGGGTTACAAGTCATAAAGACTTTAGGTATTAGATTGTTCTCATCTAATTTATATCTTATCCTTGACGAAAGTATTGCTTTCGCTTTATCAGTAATTTGATTACACTCATCAATAAAAGCCATAGTAATTTCCAAACTACCCAAGCTATCATAATTAGGGTCACTAGGATAATGGAACAAATCTTTAAGCATAACTTCGCTACCATTGAAAAATGTTATTATGTTACTACCTCCGTTATAGTTATAGTCTTTTCCTGACTTCATTCCCCACTCACTACATATCTCAAAGAATGTATTCAGAGTAGTCTTTTTTAATGAATCTAATTTACTCCTGCCTATTAGACATCTAATACCTTTGTACTTTATACAGGATAGTATTATCCAAGCACAACCTAGATAAGACTTACCACCACCTGCTCCACCTCCAAAAAGTATTTCAGAAGTAGTGTTGTCCATAAGGTACTTGAAAGCCGTACTTTGTTTAGGAGTAAAATCACATTCAATCTTCATTAGTTAAATTGATATTAATTTGTATAGGCTCATCATCAGTAGTCATATCCATTTGCTGCTTCTCCCAATATCCTCTTTTCCTACCTTTAGTCTTTAGGTAAAAGATAGTAGCAGAGGTGTTATCATTCTTAATCTGTTTGAATAATTGGCTTTCAGCAAAGTCTAATGCTACTCCCTCTATTTCTTTGACCTGTTTAGCAAAGTCCTCATCTTCTTTTAACCAATTGTAGAATGTGCTTCTAGCCACTCCAACTGATTTACAGGCAAATGTTACCACACCTAAAGATTGTTCAAGTGCTTCTAATACTTTCTCCTTTTTTATGTGTCCATTTTTGTCCATTAGTCTAGGCTTTCATAAGGTATATTCAATGCTTCTATGACTGCAAATTCAAATACTTTGCTATCATTGTCATATCCATTTAATTGTTTCATTCTTGTCTTTAGTTCTAACCATCTTTGAAATGTGTCTGATGATACCTTTAATGATATTGAATTGTCAAACTTATCTTCCTTTTCTAAATCTAAAGGTGCATCTTCTTCTACATCAAATTGCTCCCAATCAAAGTTTAAGACATCTATCATATTAGATATTTCCTTTTCATCAAACGGCATTGTTTCAGCCATCTTTTCAATAGAATAGACTTCTTTTAATTCTTCAAAGGTTTCTCCTAACTTAAAAGCATTAGACTTAAATCTAGTTTCATTAGTTTCAATAGCAACGATTTGAGCATCTGCTTTAGACATCTCTCCATAGTTATATGCGTGAGCCTTATCCATACCTATTTCTCTCATTACATCTAATCTGTGGTTACCATTTACCACTTCATACTTATCTCCTAGTTCTCTTATTTGAATGTTCTCTACTTGTCCATTCTTTTTGAAATTAGCTATAAGTTTTTCAGTTTGTTTTTCATCTTCTTCCTTATAGTTCCAATCTGCTTTTACTAAGTCTTTGATTTCTATATCTACCCAACCCAGTTTATGTTTCTTTTTTGCCATAGTTCTGTATAAAATTGTTCGTATTCTTTATATGCTTTGATACCTAATCTCATATTGTATAATCTTCTTTTGGCTAAATCATCTCCAAATAGAATTTCAGTATCTAATTTACCTAACTTATTTATTACTTTTTGTTTATCCTTAAACCTAACTGCTTTGATACTTCCTTTTTCGTGGAATGGTATTGTTCCATACATTTCACTTTGTAACCAACTTGTACTATCAACAGAATAGAAAGGATAGTTTCTTAATACTTCTGTTTTAGTCATAGCAAATCCGTGTACCTTTATTCCTCTATCATAAGCAGGTTTGATTAATTTGTTATAGTTTAATCTTTTCCTGTGTCCTCTATCTCCCTCCAATGCTATGTAGCCACTCTCACAAGTATCAAGCATTTCCATATAATCATTCCAATCCATTGTGGTTGGGTGGTAAACAGGTACGCATTTAGAATAAAGGTTTTCTTTTCTTAATACATCTCTCCATTCCAATACTACTTCTTGTGTTACTATCTCTCCAATATCTAATTCAGCATAGTAATCAAACTTGTCAAAGTTTTCTTTTAGCCATATAACATAAGCATCAAAGTATTCTTGTGGTGTTTCCTTTGTCTTACTTTTCTTTGAATGAAAGGTTGCACTCATTACTCCCTCCTCTGATTTTTCATTAAAGAAAGAATGTGCACCACTATCAATGAATAGTATCTTATGTGCTTCTTTAGTACCCTCCATTACTTGTGGTCTTTTGTTACCTCTTAAGTAATAGTAAGAATAGAAAGCATATTCTATTTCATTTTTAACCTTTTGTGGCTCTCCACCCTCAACACCTGCTAGAAATATTTTCATAATAATTTAAGTATGTTATCAAAGTTCTTAACCTTATATGGTTTAGGCTTCTTGTAATTGTGTATAGCATTGTGTACTTTATCAATCAATTCTTCCATATTATCAAATAGGTTATCAGGTAATGTTTCCCTATAAGATAATCTATTAGGTGCAAATGGTATGCAACCTAAATTTAAACTTTCTAACATAGCTATACCAAATGTTTCTTGTAATGCAAAACTAACTGATACTTTTGCTCTTGATAATAACTTATAGTATTCATCCTTAGTAGTCCAAACATCTTTTGTTTTTATCCATTCTATTTTATCATTAGGATATTTTTCTTTGTAGTCTTCTATCAGTTTATCAAATAAGAAAGGTTGTTTTTCATTTGCCAACCTGTGTGGAAATACTACTATATCTTCTTTTGGTTGTGGCTTATGATTATCAGTAAATACAGGAAACTTTTCTACCACTATCTTATCCCAAGTAGCACCAAAGTATTCTTCTATAATTTTTTTATGAAAGTCAGTAGCTACTATAACTTTATCTACACATTCTATCATAGCAAATTCCACACCTGTTGCCCACCTTGTCAATTCCTTTTGTGCTAGGAAATCATACTTATCCCAACAACCTGCGTGTAACATTCCAACCATTTTAAACTTTAAGTCCATACAATCTCTTATGTATGCTATGTTAGTTACTATGGGATTCCATAAGTCTAAAAAGAATATAGTATCATCATCAGTTATCTTACCCTCTTTGATAAGTTTAATGATTTCTAATCCCTGTTCTAGTTTAAATTGGTTAGTACCTATCACATCAAGGAACTCTCCCTCTTTGATTTCTTGTACTTCTTGATTACCTACAATTACATCCACCTTATCTTTTAAGGCATCTAACCATTGTTTAGTATATCTTTCTTCTATTGATTCTATGTGTGCTAAAATTATTGCCATACCTCTGCTCCATTTTCATTGTCCTCTAATACAGAACAATAGTTTAATTGAAATACTGTTAGTAATTCTTTTGCTATCATTTCACAAGACATATCTCCAAATGTTTTAGGGTACATATCTTCTAGGAATTGATTGATAGTTCTTTTCAATAGTATGATTTCTATATCTCTATCATCGTGGGTAACTTCTTTCTTGCAACATATATGAAAAATATGTCTGTGTGGAAATGCTAGAAACTCAACTCCCTCTAACTTACAATCAGTCCATTGGTGTACTGCTTCGTGTTGTAGGTTTACTATTATATTTGTTTTCATTTAATTAATTCTAGAAATTCACTTTTCACTTTATGGTCTGTTTTAAAATTACCTATCAGCTTTGATGTGGTAGTCCAAGTGTCGTGTTTCTTAACACCTCTCATCTCCATACACATATGTTTAGCCTTTAAGACTACTGCTATACCTAAAGGGTCTAGTTCCTCTTGCAGAAACTCTGCTACTTGTGTTGTTATTCTTTCTTGGTTTTGTAATCTTCTGCTAAAGGTTTCCAAAGTTCTAGCTAATTTACTTAATCCAACTATTCTTTTGTTAGGTATGTAAGCTATGTGTCCGTGTCCAAAGAATGGTGCTACGTGATGTTCACACAAAGAATGAAAAGGTATATTAGTTTGTACAATCATTTCATCATATCCCTCACTTTCAAAAGTGGTACAATTCCATTTAGGAGGATTAAGAAACTCCTTAAAGAATTTAACATATCTTTTTGGTGTATCTTGTAAACCCTCTCTGTTTGTATCTTCTCCAAAGGCTTGTAACAATCTTGCCACACTATCTTCTGCATCTCGTTCTCCTGATTCTTCCCACGGAAACTCTAACCAACCTAAATCAGTTTCATCTATCTTATTCCATAAAGCAACAAAAGGAATATCAGGATATTTATCTTTCCACTTTATTGCCGTTCTACCACTATCAATTAAATCATCAACTATGTAATCAGCTTGTTCAGGTGTATCTACTGCATTTCCTGTTAGTCCTGCAATGATTTGTCCACCTCTAGGTACTCCATAGTATTTTCCTTTAGGTAATTTTTTTACTCTTTCATAAATTTGTTCCCAAGTAATTACACTCCTGTTGTTTTGTTCCATAATTCAATTTGTAACCTTGTACAGAATTTAATACTCTCACGAATACATAAGTCTGCTACAAAGTTTTGATTAGTTTTTAATTCAGTTAAGTCCTCTGCATTAGGCATCAGATATATTTTGTTTCTGTCTACATTAAATTCTTGTATCTCATTCCAATTATCTTCATTGCTTATAACAAATTTAAAAATAGATACAGGACTATTGTTAAAAAATTCAATCACTTCTGGTATGTGTCTTTTGTTTTTAGGCATTCCACTATTACCAAGTTTAGGACTAACATTATATAAATCAATCCAATAATCTAATTCCTCTAATGGCTCAATCGTTCCATTTGTTTCTACTTCTACAAAAGGATGATAACCTTTATTGGATAAGTAATTCATTACCTCAATGATTGCTTTCTGTTGCATTAAAGGTTCTCCACCTGTCCAAATTAGATGTGTGCCTTTTTTCATTTGCTCTCCATACAAATTAATAAGCATTTCGCCTACTTCTTCTACTTCATAAGTTATACCTTTTGTCCAAACTTCTAATGTGTCGCACCTCCAAGTTGCTCCATCATATAGTTGTCCATCTTTCTGTGTGCCATAACCTCCACACAATAAATTACAAGCCTTTAATCTAACAAAGATAGCAGGTACACCCATTGTTTCTCCCTCGCCCTGTAAACTATAAAAATGTTCTGATACTTTAATTTTCATATGATGCACTATTTTTGT